CTATGCCCGTATCATTCTGAGCCATTGTCACAGTTTCATATCTTTTAAGAAAAGTTCCGTTCAAATCATAGCAGTAAACTTCTTGGTAAAAATTATTATTTCTCATTAACTCCCATGCAACTTGTTCTCCCAGATATTCGTACGACCAACGGAAACCGTTAGAAGAATGATTAATGCCAGCAAGACAACACCTGCATATTGCACGATAATTTGTGTTATGAACCCTTGCAGCTTCACTCAACGATACATATTGGTCTATAAACTGCCCATCTATATTGTATTTATAAACAATCTTGGCTTTTGTACGTGAGCCTACGTCAGTACCGCCTAACGCCACATTGTAGCCAAATTCTCTATTGGTAGCATTATAGAGACTAATTAATTCAATCTCTTTATCGTTTGCTTCTTTACGAGATAAGCTTGTAAATAATACTTCGTGTTCAAAACTATCCCAGCCATATTTTTGGATTGCCTTGCCAAAAAGTTGCCTTTCATAATTCTTACCATTCTTACCCCATCTCACTTCTGGCTCATTAACAGTTATACCAATATAAACTTTACCATTAATTTTATTCGTGTGTTTATAAACCGAATAAGTGTTTCCCATATCATCCTGTCCTTTCTTTTGCACTCTTTAGTGTTTGGAAGCCACTTCAAAATCTTTCTCAAACTTTTCAGTCACTTCAAACACAAATATTGTTTTTGACCTATCTTCTTTGCAAGGCTTAATATCAACAATAGGGTTTCCCATTTTTAACAATCTCCTTGCAACATATGGTGTGAAAACTGATTTTGTTTCCAATCGCCATTCACTCCTTTAATTCAAATCACGATTTACCTAATCGTCCTTAAGCAATGTCAATAGACTCAGTAACAGAAGCAGATACTTCACATCCATCAAAGTCAGCAAGAAGTTCACCCAAAGGCTTAACCTCTCCGTCTTCTACCTCTATGTAAATATTTCCATTATCAGGGTCAATGCCTAATATTCCTTTTATTGAAATAGATTTCTTCTTTGTAATCTTAGCCATAACATTCTCCTTTTACTCCAATTCATCCGCCATATTTGAAAGCCAACCGCGATAATTTGTAGTTAGCTCACACACAGCACATCTATCGTCTTTTACAAAGTGATTGAGATATTTCACAAAACCGCTTCTCTCTGGGTTATGAAACAGGTCACACTGTCTGCTATGACCTATAACAACAACCTTACAAGAATCGTGCATACGGGTCAACACTTTCTTCAGTTCATCAAAGTAATAATTCTGAGCCTCATCTATAATAACAACTTTATTCTCAAAATTAGTGCCTCTAAGAAATGTATGAGTTATTGCCTTAATATACGCCGTACCATTCTTCTCATTCATTATGTCATCATACGTCGCCGTATTGATATTAACTCCTATCTTCTCAAGAGCCTCAAAAAACGGCTCTGCATAAGGCTGACTTTTTTCTTCAAGAGAACCCTTGAGATAACCCTGCTTCTCTTCCATACAGGGACTACTAATATAAACAATTCCGTCGTAGCGTCCATACTTTACAAGTAAGTTGCCCACGGCGGTAGCAATAGTAGTTTTGCCTGTACCTGCCTTTGCATTACAAAAGACTATAAGTTTATCCTTAGACCAAATCGCATCCCTAAATACTTTTTGCTCATTATCAAGCTCCATTCCGTAAAACGGATGGTCATCCAAAGTCTCAGGGATGTCGCTGTAGTCTACCACCTTACCCTTTTTAGCCATAATCTACCGCCTTAAAGAATTTGATTTATATCAGTAAGAACTTCGTCTGCACACCCAAGAGTAATCTGCTCTGAGCTATCGATATACCAATCACGTGTCTGATTCTTTTTCATAAGTGCCTTATCAATCTTAGTCTTACTTACAACAAACTCGCGCATCTCTTCAACCATCTTTTTATACGACTTGGTACTTTCCTGTATTTCCTCATAGTTGCCGCTAATCCCTTGAGCGCTTCCGCTATGAATAAGAATCTGTGACCTAGGCATACAATATCTTTTATGCCCCGCCATCAGAAGAAGACCGGCCGCACTATACGCACTATTCATGTTAACAGTAATTACAGGAGTGATTGACGTCTCCATAATAGCAATAGTGGCGTAGGTAGCGTTTAAATCTCCACCCCATGAATTGATGAGAATAACAATTGGCTCACGTTCATCACGAGGTTTACCCTTATCGACGCGATTATACTCTAAAATCTGTCTGCCTACCTCACGCATCAATCCATTATCAATCTCATAATCAATATAGATGACACGGTTGTGCATATCATTGTAGTAGTCTACCAATTCAGGAGCGGGCAACTTAAGGTCTGCTACCTCCTGTGGTATTGATACATCAATAATTCTAAGTTCTTCACCCATTTTAAAATTCCACCTTTAATTAAAATCGACCATCCAGTCGCCGTCATAAGACGGATTTAGACAATAAATGTAAATACAGACTTGGTTTTCATTGTTATACATCTCCATATGTCATAACAATACTAAGAGAGTTACGATAATTGTTAAGTAGTTCAACAAGATATTTATCCTCACATAAATAGTAATGTTTAATTTTACTATTCTGCTTGACGGTTCTTGTCAATCCCTCTTTGACACCATGTTCTCTCAGATACTTTGCCTCTTCTTTTGAAATTTCAATCATCAAATTCAACTCGCTTTATTTCAAATTATATGAAAGTATGTTCATATGAGCATACCTTCCATTATCCCCATTAGCGCAAAAAGAAAAAACGGCTAAATATAGCCGTTTAGTATAGTTTATATTTTTAACTCTTGCTCATTTTACCCTATTTTTTGTTTATAATATGTCAAATCGAACAGCAAAACCGTATCATTATTAGCTTTCTTTGTGACTTTATATATGTCATCAGATGTATTCCTTATCATATCGTAAAGGTCTAAATTACCTGTGGAGAATAATATATCAAATATAGTTCTAGCGTATCCCGCATTACGTTCTTTATCTATCTCCTTCAGAAGAAAGTATAACTCCACATCAATATATCTCTTACCTGAAATTACATCAACGCATTTTGAACGCAACATATTTGCTTCGCGCACAGTAGCGACCTTTTCTTCTTTTGTTTTTGACTGATAATCTAAATACAATTCCTGAATCTGAGAACGATATCTCTTAATCTCTTCTATCACTGTATCTGCTTTGGCATACCTACGCTCCCCAATTTTAGTCCAGTCTATATCCAATGGCTTTACTATTTCACAGAACGGCAGATTCTTAGTATCTATTCTGTCAGCCCTAAATTTCTCTATTGCTTTTTGCAGATAATCCATAGATGTTTCAAATGCCCTATAATGATGGTTAGGATTCAAAGTATATCCATTACCAAGAGTTATGTTCTTGAAGAACAACGGCTTAGTAAACTTCTGCTTGCCATCAACCTCAGTATGAACGCCATACTTATCCTTAAGAATATCTAATAATCTAGCAGTATTAACGTCAAACATCTTCTTTGCCTTATCTATCTCTGAGCCACTGGCGGCACTAAGAATACATATATTGTCATATAGCTCACTCTGATTTTTGAATGCCGTATCTACCTCCACGCCACTCTCTATATCACAATAAATATTCTCCCACATAATAGAGTTGAGATATTGTGATAGATTGACTATCTGCCCTATCAGATTAACACTAGTATTAATGTCAAGCTGTGCTTGAGACTGTGCGTTATATATCCACTGAATCTTCTTAGCTTCTATAAAACTCGTAGGCACTTTAAATCTTTTATAATTCTTTTCAGCAACTCTTAATAGTATTTCATTATCCGTTAATAGTATTGAATCCGAATCAAAATCAGCACCTTGAAGTCTTTGAAGAATATTCTCACCTATGCTATTTATATGCACAACCTCTTTGCTAGATACAAAATACTTATCAATCAAATCGCAAGCAACGTTATTAACCAAAAGCACATCTCCTGAATTAATGTGCGGAGAGCGAGTTCCAAGTATGCGCTTGTTATATTCAAACCTCTTGGTATGAACATTGCCAATGCCGACAACACTCTCGCCATTAAACTGTCCTATGGCGGCCTGAAGCATTTCAACTCCGTTGCCTATGAGGGTTTCATAGTTGCCACTAATCCATATATGCCCCTTGCGATATTCCTTTAGCATTGCCTTGGTCAATTCCTTACGGAAGTCATTATAAAGCTTAGTGTCTACGAACTTGCTATTCATTCCCATAACTTTCATAATAACCTCGTCACGAGTCAGGCAAGGCTCATCGTTATCAGCTAATGCATACGGGTATTTGAGGTGATACCTCATAACGGCAGGGTCTTTGCGAATCAGATTAAGATAATCAAAGTTGGGTTTAAGCAATGCCTGTATGTCATCCCGCGAGAGTTGCAATGTATTAAGCAACTGATAATGGCACTGTACCATATTGCCATCAAGATACTTAGTTGGCTTTTCGTATTTGACAATTCCAAACGTAGTATGCAGGTTATCTAACCACTGGTCAATCGTTCCAAACTTCACATACTTGATACTAGACGGAGTGGTAATAAGTTTAATATCTTCAATACGAGTTGCACGAGTATAGCCTTTAAGCTGTGAAACTTCTGTGATGCCGTTGTCTCTGAACCAATCTTGAATCCTCGTCTTAAAGGAAGCTGATTTGAAAAATCGGTTGCGTAACAACAACATGGTTCTATCTGAGTAATGGTCGTCATACATACTTACATCAAGCAAACTCTGACCGTCCCAAATACTGTTGCGTATCTTAACGCGCTCTTCCTTTGCAACAAAGTCTTCTCCCTCTCCATAAACCGCAACCACGTCATCTTCAAACTCACTCTCATAATCATCAATAACGAGAATGTTCTCAGGACGAATCTCAAGAGTGTCAATACAGCTACTAGAAGGAAGAGAGATGTATGCCTCAAATGCGGCGAGGTCAATCTTATCCCCCTCTTTTATTTTCAGGCCGCATAGCTCCCACTTATGCATTGCGGGATACAGTGCCTTATCTATGAAGAGGCATTTACCCACACGACTACTTCCAGACGAGCGTTTGTATCTTACATACTCTATGCCATTGCAAACGAATCCATTCTCATATAAGTCATATCTCAGCTCACTTCTGCTCATCAAAGTAGGAATAGTTTTCTTAAGTTTTATCTTGCGGGCATCCTCGTCGTATTCAAAATATGCAGGTACGTCGTTCCACACAACCTCGTTATCTTCATCCGTGACATCCCCAACTTTTACGCCTATACATACTCCGTCTTTGTAAAATGTCCTGTCTCCGTACTTGCCAACCTCTTTGATGTCGGCCATACTATAACCGTCACGCACGTAAATATCCCCATGCTTATTCCACTCTTTATAAGCCAAGTCAAAGTTGACATTGATTACCCTTTGCGTAAATTCTTTATTCAGTTCTTTATCCCAGAAGAATGAACTCCTATTCCTATAATGTTGAAATGCAACCTCTCTAAGTTTTATAAGGTCTAAACTATAATCAAGAGTATTCTTCCATCTCTTAAGATTATTATTTATATATCCCTGCTCTATATCATCCACTATCACAGGGTTGTTTAAGCGCTTTGCGGCATACAAATCTTTTGCCTCTACCCCTAAGATGTAAACACTATTGCGTCCATCGACTTTGTTCTTGCTCAATTGCTTCACCCCTATTTACATTTTTCCACACATTTTCATAGCGAAAACATACACTATTCCACACATTTTTGCATACCGCCTTCCCCCATAATTGCATATTTTAAAAGGTTACTTTCCCTCATAATCGCACATTTTCCCAAGCTCTGCCCGCAGTCTGCGCAGTTCTGCAATATGCCCCTTGATAGTTTTAATCTCCCCTGCCTCAATTTTCTCTTTACATATCAACTCAGTCAGACGGTTCAGCATTCCTTCTAAACTCGTAAAGTATCCGACTTCATCTTTCTTCTCCACAAGTTCACCTATAGGCTTGCGAGTTTTGAAGTCAAGCTTCTCTCTCTGATATGTATGATATAGAATATATTGATTATCATCCATGGTATAAGACCATCCAGATATTATTTCAACCATATAATTTCCTCCTTTTATTTTTAACGTTATTTTAACGGCAAAATCGGCGCTCTATATTTTCTAGTATGATTACACTACTCTGTCTTTAGAACGCCGAAATGCACGTTGCTATTACGTCAATATCCACGTCGTATACGAACCTCTCCGCTTTCAAGTTTCGCAAGGAACTCTTCTCCCATCTCTTGTGTTACTTCCATCAGGGAATTTACATTGTAGTAATCAAGCAATTCCAAGAAACTATTCTGTTGCTTAATATCTGTAGAATATTCCCGAATCTTGGTAGTCAACTCAGCGTCCATCATTATCACCTTCTTTCTGGCGTAGCCATTCCTGTGCTTGCTCCTCAGTGATTCTACTGAGGTCTTTATCATCAATGCCA